GACTTTGCCCCTGTATTGGGTTATTGTGAAAAGTTTTGAGCAATTAACGCACTTCATTATTTCTTTGTGTGTTGCGTTCTTTTATATTGGCTTCGTATTTCACAAAATCTTCCATTGCGTATTTCATAGAATATTTACGCAAAAAATAAATTTTTGACAATCCTTCGCTGGGATATTCTGTTGTTGACATTAAAATAAAAGGTTCATTTGAAGATATAAAAACTTCAAAATAATACACAAATCCATTCATTTTTACTGGTTTCATATTGTTGTTCTTTCAATTTTATAATCTATTCCATTTTGATCCAAAATATTACAAATTATTTTTGCAATTTTAAACAAATCTTGACCATCAATCAATGTAATCTTAAAAGATTCTTCTTTGTAAGTAAATATTACATAAAATGGCAAATCTTTGATTGTTGTTGTTCCTTCTTCCATTTTTAAAAATTTAGTTTAAGTTCCTGAATTTGGTTTTCATATAGTTCAATACTTGCCTGGATCAAAAGTCTAATTTCATTCACCAGGGATATGTCAGTGTCATACTGCATCAAAATTCTGCGATGTGATCCAGTATCAAAGCTGATAATGATATTGGAAATTTCGCCTGAAGTCTGCCATACTTTCAAACGGTCTATTTTCTGCTGGATGTAATCAATTTCCAGCATTGTTTCCCGAAGGTTGTTGAATAGTTCCATAAAATTAATTGTGTTGCATTTCGGCATATCTTCCAAAATGGTAGCCTATTTGAAATAAAGTTAATTCAGAAGGATAAAAAATTTCAATCTTACCTTCAGGAAGTTCAGTAAATCGGATCCTGTGATTGGTCAGGAAAGTAATCAGTCCATATAGGTAATTGTGGACTATGATGCTTTTTTCTTTTTTTTCTAACATTGCTAATAAATTTTGCGATTGAGATAATTTGTAAAATGATCAATAAACCGATGGCGATGGGGATGCCAAAAACTATCAGATAAATAACTGATAGAACCCAAGCAAATAAACGGATCATAAAGAATCAGCAAAACACATTAACAGGCAAAGCAGAACGATCAGAACGATCTGAAGTGTAGTTTTTTTCATTTGTTTTTCGTTTTAAATGTTTAAGAAAATCGTTTGTCGGGTTAAATTTATCAACATTTTTCTGATAATTCCAAATTTTTGGGCATAAAAAAAGGGAGAAATGGAAATTTCCCCCTGTAACACCTCTATTTATATGAACCTTTAACTATTTTAAGAACAGTTCCCGTTCCAATTTTCTTCTGTTGGTCAATCCCTTGACTTCCTTTCCCTGGACTTTATTCCACCTTAAAAACTGATCAGCTACCAGCTTTTTATCTGCTCCCTGGTTAAGTAACCTTAACAAAGTGCTGGAACCAAATGCACCAGTTCCAATATTGTAAGCCAGGCTTACCATTGATGCCATCTGATTTGCAGTGACTGGAACCTTGATCAATCCTTTTATTTTCTTTTCACGTTCAGCAACATCCATTTTTAACCACCGTTCAGCAGTTGCCAGGTCTATTTTGTCACCTGGTTTAATTGCCTGTCCTGTGTCCTTGTTGATCGTTGCACCAAAACCAATGGTCCAAATCCCGCCCGTATCAGGATATGAAGTCAATTCAAGACCTTCAAACTTTTTAATTAGGTTTAATGCACTCACTTTTTTTCCGATTAATAAGATCAGCAAAACGGCTAAACCGATATAAATTTTTTTCTTATTGGACATCACTATCCTTTGCTAACAATCCAGTGATGGCAGTTGCAATACCAGCAATTATGTTAATCCAGTTGTTATGTTGGATGCCATCCAGGATCAGGGAACCACCAGCAATGGACCCAAAAAATGAAGTCTTAATGTTTTTCAATATTCTTTTCATATTACTTTTTTTTAAGTTGTTTGATACCTACCAGGATGGAAATTGCACAAGATATTGTACTGGCCCCCAGAAAAACAATATTTGCCAATTCAGATATGTTTTGCACTCCCAAAAGGGAAAACAAGATCGTACTGAATGTAGCAATATGTGTTGGATCAGTTTGACTCTGCATCTTTACCCTGTTCATCTTTAAATTTTTCAGAAATTACATTAAAAGCAGTTATGGCAGTATATGCTTCATCCATTTTTACAAAAATTCCTTTTTGCACACCAAGATCCAAAATAGCTTTAATAATTTCAAGTGCTTGTTTTTCGTTCATTTGTCTTTTTTTTTATTGTTAACGATTAGATCAAAGTTAACCCAAGTTGATCACAGATCCATTGGTAAGCCGCTAAATTAATATCAGCAGTTGAATCCCATACTGAATAATCCGGTTCATTTATCGTAAGATTTCCGGAAGATATTTGCAAACCTTGCGTATCAGGTTCAGAACCATCTTCAAAAATTGCCCAATAAAATATGGCAAAATCTTTTAAGTTATCTTCACGAATAATGGCATTAATCCAAGATCCAGTTTGCACTGATCCATTAACCCATATTTGCACTGGTTCAATTTGTTTCATATATTATTTTTAAATAATTGTAAAAGTTTTTGTAAGTCCACCAATACGCATAAATAAGTTAGTACCATCAAACCATATATCACCATTTACTGGTGAAGTTGGTGCAGTTCCTGACGGAACCCTCAAAGTTGCACTTGCAGTTGTTGATGGTGCTAAAACACTAACTCCAGTAGATACCTCTATTGCTCTCCAATCAAAAGCTGAAGTTATTGTAGGGTTGATGTATAATGCACGTGTAATACCAGTTGCACCGACAGGTTGATTGATAGTATATCCTAATCTCAAATTAGTATGCTCGGAATTAACACCACCAGTAAATGTTCCTGTCAAATTAAGTAACTTGGTTTCACCAGCATTTGCGGGAGAAAATGAAGCATTAAACCAATAACCAGCAGGTCCAGTATTTGCATTATCATTATTTCCAGTACCAAAATACAAATGAGTGCCATCTATATTTAATGTACTTACTCCATTATTTGGTTGTATGAATGGTGCAAATGAGTCTATTTCACTTCCATATATTGTTCTTCCATCATTACGTGTTCGAAATATTCCATTACTGGCACTATTTTGAATTAACAAAGAATTTGTACCACTGGTTGCACCACTCCCTTTTACATAAGCATCTCCAGTAACTTGCAGTTTTTGTGTCAAATTTGTTGTAGAACCAATTAAGACATTAGCAGCAAAGTAATTCGTATCACTTGCACCAGCTTGGTAAATACCCCACCTATTTGTAAAAGTAAAACCTGATCCATAATCATCCAGTGGGTTAATCAAATGACTATAAGCATTGGTTATTGTTAAAGTGCTTGTTGATCCGGATTCTCTAAAGAATCCTAAATTTTGACTTATTGCAGCATGAGTTATTCTGCCGTTATGACTACCAGTAAATTGAATTTGATTCTGAACCCCAGTCATTGCCCTGATTCCGGGTGCAGTAGATTGTGTCATTGTGATGGTATGACCACCAGAACTAAAATCAATTTTATTTACGTTGACCATTGCACTTGCAAGGTTTGCCTGTGCAAAAGTTGCATCACCTGAAAATATTTGTGCATTTATAGCACCATTGGCAGAATAAACATTTCCAATATTGCTGGAAGAAAAACCAGCAGCAAAAGTTAAAGTATTGGATCCTAAAACGGCAAAACTTGATGCACTTGTTGAAGGAATCAAAGATGAAAAGAAAGTAGTTTGTGGATTGAATACTAACTGAAAACCACCTGAAGAAATTGTACGATTACCAGTCAAAGTTCCATCACCGGTGTATATTGTAGCACCACCACCAGCACTTGAAATCTGATCCCAAGCTGATCCTGTATCTCTAAAAATTCCATAAGGACTATCAGTAGCAATAAATATACGTCCAACAATACCAGCAGCCGGTCTGTTTGCAGTCAGATCAGAATTGAACATTGGAGTCCCTTTCTGATTAAGAATTGAGAGATCCAATACTATCATTATATGTAAAGTTTACGGATTACGATTAATTGATTTCCTGTGTTGATAGGAGTTGCAAAAGCTAATTGATATTGCGTTGTATCAATTTCACCCCTGTTTCCTGATATTCTCAAAGATTGATTAGGCTGCAAAGGAACATCAGCAATCACCAGGGCAGTAGTACCATTGTTGATGAAAGTAATTTCATTGCAATCTGATCCGATATTGGCAGTTGTATAAAATACCTTTGTTTCAACATAATACTTTTGAAAAGCCTGTCCTGTTGACTTGGAAATAGTATTTTCCTGTTCATACCTGGCACGGTCAGACCTTTGTTTATTATATGCCAATTTCAACTGATCAGCTGAAATTTCATCCTGAATATTAATTTTTAAATGTTGCGGCTTCATTGTATTAAATTTTAGCACATATCAGGAAATTGACCAATTTTAGTTGATCGTTTAGCTGCTTTTTTTTGTTTAGCAGTAGCAACTGCTTTTTTTACCACTGGAGCAACTTTTTTCACCGCCTTGCTTACTTTTTGAAGCAAAGAAGGTTTGGCGAATTGTTCAGCAGTAATCTTTTCAGGTGCTGGAACCTCTATTTTATATGATGCCTTTTTTTTCATTGATAGCAACAAAATTGCACCACCAGCTAACAGGATATAAATTAACCCTTTGTTTTTCATTTTCTTGATTTAATGTATGTCGCTACCAAATAAGCACCTACCCCATATATCAGGATCCATTTTCCATATTTTTCAATATAAAATGGCACTGATCCCTTTTCCTGTTTTTCTACCTTTTCAACTTCCTTTTTTTGTTGCTCAACCGCCTGTTTGACATCCCCTGAAAACTTAAAGCTATCAGCAGTATGTAAAACAAAATAAGGCTTATTGTTGAAGTCAATAAACTGCCAATATACTTTACCACCTCTTTGAATATAGGAGTAAACTTGCCCAACTGGTGACCCTTTAACAATGGTTCCAATTTTAACCAGGGATGAATTTAACCTGGTCAGATCCTTTTTGGCAAATAGTGTTTTTCCAATAATCTTATCAGCAGTTATTTCTGGCATATCTTATTTTCTTAACATTTTCAAAAGAAAGTTGAATTGCATTTTATCAGTTTCAGCCATCTCAC